GAGGCACAGTTCCAGGTGAAGTACTCGGCTAATGGCGAGCTTCGTATCAACTGCCCCAAGTGCGTTGACCTGAAGTTCAAGTGCTATATCAATGATGAGAAGAAGTACTTCAACTGCTTCAAGTGTGACTTTAACTCGGGCAACTATGATGTGTTCGACTTTGTGTCGGCTTCTGAAGGTATTACTAGGGCTGCGGCTATGATGAAGCTGGCTCGGGAGTACTCGGAGACGGCACCCTCTTGGCAGCACATTATTGAGCAGTGCAAGGTTTTGGAGGTAGAGGAAGACGAGGTTTCGCTTCCTACAAACATTCGCACTCTGAGGAACATGCCTGCGGGCAGTAAGCCAATGGACGACCCCTCAGACCCAGAGCAGGAGCCATTCTGGAGCTACCTACGGAACCGTGGGTTCACTGACGCTGAGGTGGCGGCTACTAAGGCTCACTACGTGGGCAAGAAGTCACTAAAGATTCACGACCGGGAGAAGAGGCTCCGAGGAGACATAGGGCACCGTATCCTGTTTCCTGTCTATGGAGGAGACCACAAGCTGGTCAGCTGGCTGGGCAGGTCCACAGATGACCGCACCCCTAAATACTTCAATGCCCCTGATTCAGAGGCATCTAGAACCCTTTGGCCTTTTGTCCCTTGTAAGGGACAAAGAGCGGTAGTAGTAGAGGGTTTGATTGATTCCCTGGCTGTCAGAAGGCACGGATTCAGTGCATATGCGACCCTAGGGAAAAAGATCTCATATGACCAAATAGCTCTATTAAAGAGTTGGAATATTACTTCAGTTGTGCTATTTTGGGATAAGAAGGATGCGAAGCGTGAGATGCTCAAAGCTATTGAGACTCTCAAACTTCACTTTAACGAGGTGCTCGTTCCAGACTTCGCTACGTGGCCCGCAGACAAAGACTCTGGGGACACTCTAGGCTGGGAAGAGGGCTCGGTTCTTCTTAACGACATACTAACTAATAAGCTCATTAACGTGGACTCTATGGAGTTCTCTGTTTGGGCGCTATAACTGTTGACAAACTCACAAAACGACTTATAAAGATACCATGAGCCATTCAGAAGAGGGCGCACCCACTATGGGTGCTGTAATTCAGTTTCGACGAATCGACCCGGATGCAAAGCTCCCGTGTAAAGCACACGCGGATGATGCTTGCTTCGATGTGTATGCGTCTAATTCCGTCGATATCTATCCAAACACTAATGCGATTATCTCGACTGGGTTCGAGATTGGCTTGCCGGATGGGTATGCAGGATTGGTGTGCTCACGCTCTGGCCTAGCAGCCAAGGAGAGTATCTTTGTGCTCAACGCACCCGGCATGATTGACGCTGGCTACCGAGGCGAGCTAAAGGTCATCCTGCACAACGCCAACGAGCACGCCGTGTTCACCGTTCAGAAAGGTGAACGAGTGGCTCAGCTATTCATTCAGAAGGTTCTCCCTGCTACATGTGTAGAGGTGGATGAGTTTATGCACAAGACCACCAGAGGTGTTGGTGGGTTTGGGAGTAGCGGTAAGTGAAAGAGCTAGAAGATACCTTTACGCCTTATGCTAGGATAGGACACGTAGACGAAGACCGTCTCTGCGACCGTATAGCTAATAGAGCCTTTGCTGCGCTCTCTGGGGAGCCCCTGCCAAAGAGGTGGGTGTATAAGGATCCGGACAATTTCGTAGAACAGTTCGGATTTGAACCCCGGTGGTCTGTGACCAAGAACTACCAGTGCTACATGGTGAAGGGTAATCACGCCTTTCGTGTTTGGACCAACACAGACGCCAAGCATACCTGGGTCGATATCTCTGTGGTGTACACCACGCCCCTGCAGAACTCTGGAGTAGACGTTTATCAGATCCCAGATGGAAGCTTGAAGAAGTGCTCTCCTCTTATCCACCGGGCTAAGATGACCAGCACACATGACATGGACTTAGTAATCGCTCAAACGAGGGCGATGTACGGATTACATCAGTGAGGATTTATGGCTTGGATGGTTAAAAACTTTGTGTGCAATGATTGCGATTGCGTCTTCGAGGACCTCTATAAGGTTGGCGAAGAGTCTGAAGTCGAATGCCCTGAGTGCGAGATGCAGAACTGTGCCATAGACGGGATCTCTTCCCCTAGGATTGGGACCTACGAGATGGCCGACAAGGATGGCAAGGCTGCTATCCTTATGAAGCGCTCCGCTGACCACACAAAGAAACAGCTTCTGAAAGACGCCGACCGATTTGGTGGGCACGGCATGCAGAGGCGTCACGATTACAAGACAGGGAAAATCAAATGAACCATCCTGCAGTAGGGATAGTTGTTTTGTTGCTAGTCTGCAGCGGGCTGGGCTGGGCTGGTTGGATGATTTGGAGAGACATCAAGAACGGGTCTTGGAAAGAATGATTAGACTTGACAGAAATCCACAGTCAGTGTTGGATGCTATATGCAAAGTATGGCAGAAGTATCCAGACTTGCGTGTGGGGCAGATTATAGAGAACGCTGTTTGCAAACCAGAGCAAGAGACCGCTTGCACATCCCTGTTCAATATAGAAAACCTAGAGTTGGCAGCAGCTATTATGGATTGCTTTGAGATAGAGAATGATTGAAGGCTGGGAATACGACGTACTCAACAAGGTGCCTTTCAGTAGAAAGGACGGCTTGGACGGATCCAAGCTGTACGCGATCAACACTCCTCAGGAGTGGGACGCCTTCTATGAGATCCTAATGTCTAAGAAGAAGGTAGCGTGCGACACTGAGACCAGCGGCTTCCGTTGGTACGATAAGGACCGCATTGTAGGTATGTCCTTCGGCTGGAACAAGGAGCATTTCTATGTGCCTGTCCGTCATGTGGACTCCTACCTTGGCGGAAAGCAGCCCCAGCAGCTAGACATGGACGTGTTGCGTCCACAGCTACAGGAGTTCTTCAACCAGAAGGACGTGTTCTCAATCTGGCACAACGCCAAGTTTGATATGCATTTCTATAAGGCGGATAACATAGATATCAACACGCCTTTCCACGATACCACGTTCCTGTGGCACCTTCACGACGAGAACGCCCCGGCAGCGCTCAAGGTAATCGCCTCTGGGTGGACAGATACGATGCGCCAGCGTCATAAAGGTTTGTTTGGACCAGAGGCAGCCACGTCAGAGAAGGCGATTAGCGATTGGAGAGCGGCAGAGGCTAAGGCCCATCGAGACTTCTTCAAAGACCTCGTTATGGCACGCGCAGACGTGCTCCAGACAGACATGGCCCACCAGGATAAGAAGCGCGCAGCATTGAAGCGGTGGATTATCGAGAACGAGCTACAGGGCCACCCGGATAACGGTGTTGGTAAGGAGGATATCCACTACGGGTACGTTCCTATCGACATGATGACCGAATACGCTTCTATGGACACCTTCCTGACCTTCGCCCTCTACGAGAAGATGATGGGCGAGCTGGATATGACCCAAGCGTTGGCTAAAGTTTACTTCAATGAGATCAAAATGTGCAAAATGCTCTTCGAGACCGAAGAGGGTGGGGCTTTGGTTGACCGAAAGTACCTCCGGGACCTGGAAGCAGAACTTCACAAGGAGTGTGACGACACGGAAGCCAAGATCCACCAGGTTCTCGGGCCTATCAACCTGGGCTCTTCCGACCAGCTAGCTGCGGCCTTGGAATCCCAAGGAGTGGAACTTACTAAGAAGACTGCCTCAGGGAAATGGTCCACGGACAAGAAGGTTCTCAAGGCTTTGGCAGAGGACTATCCCGTAGTCAGCGATATTCTGTATCTACGTGGGTCAAACAAGATTATGAATACCTATGCCATTGGTATTCAAGACAAGATGACAGACGAAGACTACATTCACATGAACTTCAACCAGAACGTGACTACAGGTCGCATGAGTTGTAGAGAGCCTAATCTCCAGAACATTCCTCGCTCTGATACACGTATTCGCAAGGCGTTCATCTGTCCAGACGACTACTATTTCGTATTCGCTGACTATTCGCAGGTTGAGGTTAGGCTGACAGCCCACTTCTCTGAAGATCCCATCATGCTGGACGCATACTCGAAGAACCAGGATATTCACACTCGTACAGCTTGCGAGATGTTCGACCTGGACTACGCCGAGACAATTGAAGTCCTCAAAGACGAGGATCATGAGTACTACAAGAAGTTCAAGTCTTATAGAGACGTTTCTAAGACCATCAACTTCGGTATCATCTACGGTGTTGGGGCTCCAGGGCTATCTGGGCAGATTGAGAGACCGGATCGCTACAAGGGGGTTCCTGATAGTGAGTGGATCAATGCCTGCCAGGGATTCATCGACCAGTACTTCCGCAAGTACCGAGGTGTGAAGCGTTTTGTGTCTAGATGCAGTCGCATGGCTGCCAAGCACGCCGAGATCCCTAACTCCTTTGGTCGTATCCGTCATTTGCCTCATGTGAATGCCGTCAAGGTCATGGGTAAGGAAGGCAAGTGGATGGCAGGCCGCGCACAGCGCCAGGCTCCTAACTTCGTCGTCCAGTCCACCGCTGCGGACATTTTCAAGTTTGCAACTGTGAGAGTTCACGAAGAAGTGTTCAAAGATACACAATCTAAGGTTGTAAACCTTGTGCATGATGAGATTCAGTCTTATGTTCACAAGGATGAGTTGAGCTTGCTCAACAAGAAGAGGGATGTCATGGAGGATTTCGACTTCCTAGTTCCCCTCAAGGTAGAATTCGCCTACTCCACGACGAGTTGGGCTGAAAAGAAAGGACTCGCAGCATGAGCGAAGAAGAGGAACAACTAGAACTATTCGACGTGTTCAGGATTGGAGATACTACTTTCCCGAACCACCTAAACGAGCACATCGACGTGCGAAGCCAGCACATCAATGAGTGCTTCATGGACCACCCACAGCTGTTTGCCTGGTACGCCACGGCCTACGAGCTAGCCCTGGACAAGGAGGGTCGCGCCAAGGAAGAACTAGCAAGGACGTATGCCAGGCTAGACCATCTGCACCGTACAAACGGAAAAGCAGCGGGTGTCAAGATGACAGAGAAGATGGTGGAGAACACCGTCATTACTGACCCGCTGTACACCAAAACTCATGGTGAGTATTTGGATGCAAAACGTAATACAGGCTTGCTTAAGGCAGCCAAAGAAGCTATGATTCATCGACGTGATATGCTCATCCAAATGGGTGCTACTTATCGCGCTGAGGGATTATCAGATATATCGCTAAAAGAACAACAATACAAACAAGGTAAATAACAATGTCACTATTAGATAAAGTAAACGCACAAAAGAAGAGAACTGAAGAGCAACTGTCACGCGGGGGAAACCGTTCGTCGGCTAAGTTCTGGAGACCTGAGCTTGGTAACAACAAAGTTCGAGTTATGCCACAATGGGATGCAGATCTCGATGGCCAGTTCTGGAGAGAGGTCGCACAGCACTGGAACGTGAGTGCAGACCAGAAGGGACCCATCCTATGTCCAAAGGAGACACCAGATCTCGATGGCGATTGTGCCATCTGTGAGTTGGTGCAGTCTTTGCGTCAGGATAAGTCCAACGCAGAAGCACAGAAGCTCGCTAAGGACTTCCGTGCCAAGAAGACCTACTTCATTAACATCGTGGCCGAAAAGGACCCCGTGTACACGGCAGCAGACGTAGCTGATTACAAGCAGTCTCGCCCTGACTCGGACGTTCCCTTCTCGGTAGGTGATCCTAAGGTTCAGATCTACGCTTGTCCCTTGACAATCTTTGATAACCTTTTGGGAATCATTCACTCGTCCGGTAAGGACATTACGGACCTACATGAGGGTCGTGGTATCCGTATCAACAAGAGCGGTCAAGGAATCAAGACTCGGTACGAAGTGTATCCTGACTTGGATGCTTCAGACACGGGCTTCGCTGATGATCTTGAGCTTCCTGCTCTCGACAAGGTTGGGTTCACGTTAGATAGAGATGGAATGTTGTCTCTGCTAGACGGTGGTCGCGCAGCAGATTACGTGGGCTCCTTGCCTGGTTCAGCTGCCAGCCTTCCTGCTCCTGCACCAAGTTCTGAGGACACAGATAGTGAAACTATCGCTCCTTCGGACCTTGAAGCGCAGATGCGTGAAGGTCTAGGCTAAGTGGGGTGTAGTAGGGGGCCGTCGCTAACTGAGGGGTAAGCGGCGGTTCCCTGGCTACTTTAAGGAGTAACTATGGATAAAGACGAAAAACTCAAGGCTCGTGAAGCCTTGCTAAAGACGCTCAATAAGGACTATGACGATAACACCGTTGGTGTGTATGGTGATATGCCCAAGATTGACATTCAGACTATCTCTTCTGGTTCGTTTGGACTAGACGCAGCACTTGGTGTTGGCGGCTGGGCTCGTGGACGTATGGTAGAGATTTATGGTAACGAGGCGAGCGGTAAGACCACTCTTACTTTGCACGCCATCGCAGAGGCTCAGAAGGCTGGAGGCTTGGCGGCCTTCATCGATGCTGAGCACGCCCTGGACCCCGACTATGCTCAGAGGGTAGGCGTAGATATGGACGACCTGACTCTTTCGCAGCCAGATAGCGGTGAGGATGCTTTGAACATCGCGGGAAAGTTGGTGGCGTCAAATGTCTATGACATTGTGGTTATAGACTCAGTTGCGGCTCTCACTCCAATCAAAGAGATTGACGGAGAGGTAGGAGACTACCACGTAGGCGCTCAGGCTCGAATGATGAGTCAGGCCCTTCGTAAGCTTGCAGGACCAGTACATAAGTCGAAGACCACCCTGGTCTTCATCAACCAGACTCGTCAGAAGATTGGCGTCATGTTTGGTAACCCAACGACCACCTCTGGTGGTAAGGCCCTTCCTTTTTACGCCTCTCAGCGAGTAGAGATTGCTCGTATCGGGAACATTAAGAAGGGCGACGACGTGCCTGGCTGCCGTACACGCTGTACGGTGAAAAAGAACAAGGTAGCTCCCCCTTTCCGTAAGTGTGAGTTTGATATCGTGTTCGGTGAGGGCATCAACAAAGCAGGAGAGATCCTGGATGCAGCTACTACACTAGGTATGGTGGTGAAGAGTGGCTCATGGTATAAGTATCACGACGAGAACATAGGTCAGGGACGCGATGGTGCGCTTGACTGGTTCAAGGCCAATCCTGATGAGTTCGACGTAATCGAGACTCAGGTCCGAGCACACTACGGGTTCTAATGACTGACGAAAAGACACCAGAAAAAGAGGTGATTACTCTAGAGTCCATAGCCCTTTCCATCAAGGAACTGGTAGCCGACTCTACTAAGAGTGATCGTAATCAGAAGCTCCACAACCATGCAGCAACCTTGAGAATGTACGCCATCCAAGAGCGTTCTATGACCAAGAACTACGGGAAAGAGTAATGCCAAAGCCGTTCGAGTTTCTAGTCTTCTCAGACTTCCATGCGCACAATCATGCTTATGGTGCAACGCGGACTACCATTCCGGGTCTGGGAGGGCTATATAACTCGCGGCTCGCTGATAGCGCTGCGGTTCTCGATGAGATGCTTGCGTATGCCAAACACTTCGACATTTATACTGTTGTGTTTTGCGGCGACCTGTTTCATCGAAGAACTGCCGTGTCTACCGACGTGCGGCATGTAATCGTGGATAGACTACACAAGTTTGTTGACGAAGGCATAGAGCTTCACATGATTCCAGGCAACCACGATATTGGAGACCGCAAGGGACACGTTCACAGCCTCATAGGGCTGGGAGAGTTTAGTGATGAGATCCATGTCTACGATAAGGTAGGCGCTGTCTCACCTGCCTACTCTGATGGGCACGACCGCGAGGCTGTTGGCTTTATATTTGTCCCATACACCGACAGTTTGCAAGAGGCTAAAGCCAACCTGAAAGCAGCAGGGGGGCTAGCGGAACACTTTGACAATCAGATACTGTTTGCGCACCTAGGCATGCAGGGGGCTGTGGTAGGAAGTGATTATGTTCTCATCAACGAATCTGACATTTCTGTGCCGGATGTGCCTCACGATAAGTTTACTGCTTGTTTCTTCGGACACTTCCACGAGCACCAGCAGCTGTTTGCTAACGGATGGTTTGTGGGAGCTACCCATCAGCACAATTGGGGAGATGCTTACGGAAGCCGAGGCTATTTGCACGTCAAAGCACACAAAGGCAAGGTAACGTTCGAGCAGGTCCAGACTATGGCTCCCGAGTTCGTTACGACAAGAGACGGCAAGACTAGCCGGGGTGAGCTTTCTATGATGAAGGCCAATGACTTCGTAAAGAACATCACCAAGGATAAGTACCTTGATCGTGAGGAGCTTAGAGTGAAGTGGGAGCTAGATAACGCCCCTGAGATCGTCATAGACACAGAAGAAGAAGATACAGAGTTTTCCCTTGACACCACGCAACTAAGCCCAACGGCAGTGGTGGACAAATGGGTTGAGAGTAAGTTGCCAGAGGGTTTAGACAAAGATGAAGTTCTTAGCGTAGGCAAGAACATTTTGAAAGAGGTAGGTATTCAATGAGTGGTAAAACAAACGGCGTTAGCCTATTGGTTTCAGACAACCATATTGCAATCAACGCAGACATCAACTTCCATGTGGAAGCTAGCGAAGAGAATCCAACTGCACACATCGCAGACATTCTTTATCAGCTGATTCTTGAAGGCTTAAAGAAGCACGACAAGGCTGCTTTAGGTCCCGGAGAGTATAAAGCTTTCATGTCCGTAATTGCTACATCCGTTCAGAGTGAAGTCCCCGCAGTAGAGCCCATCTCTCCAGAAGAGTTGGCATCTATGGTAGCTGCACAGGCTGGCGAAGACATGGACCGCGCTGCTGACACTCTCGTAGACGAGATGTTGAATGAAGTTCCAAAACCTGACGATCGCTAACTTTGGCTCTATCGGGGAAATGAAACTCCCCCTAGCAGACCAAGGTCTAACTCTCATCCTAGGCAGGAATGAGGACGCCCCCAAAGCTGACAGCAATGGGTCTGGCAAGTCTCTGCCTTTGGATGCGTTTACTTGGGCGCTGTGGGGGAACACAGTTCGAGGATTTGGTAGTGATGAGGTGGTTCACAACAAGGTGAACAAGAACTGTAAGGTGGAGGTTTCCTTCTCCGACAGAGGGCACGATTACGAGGTGATCAGGCTCCGCAGGAACAAAGAGGACGCCGACCACAAGCCCAACGACCTGATCCTTAAGTGTGATGGGGTGGAAGCCTCTGGTGCGTCCATAGCAGACACCCAGGGCATGATCGAGGAGATCGTGGGGTTGGACTTCACTACGTTCTGTGCCATGATGCCCGGAGCAGGGATCAATGTAGCTACCATGACAGACGCCGAGGTGAAGGCCCTGCTGGAGAGGCTGCTACGCACAGAGGCGCTGGGAAAGGCCTCTGAAGAGGCTAGAAGGCGGTCTAGAGCGGTTTCAGGGGAACTTTCGGTCCAGAGTACCCGCATGCAGGATCTGCTGATCTCTATCTCAGAGGCAAAAACCAGACTGGTAGACCTGGAGACCAAAGAAGAGAACTATGCCAATACTCGCTTGACCAAGATAGAGGAGCTGGACCAGGCCTTGGAGGTTCTGGAGCGCAACAAAGGTGTGCATACAAAGATTGCGGAGTCGAAGGACTCTCTCCAACTGAAGGTCAGTGAACTGACACTAGAGGCGGATGCTATCTATGTTAAGAACGCTCAGCTACGACAGGACGCCAAGACTGTAGATGCCCACTACTCTGCTAAGATTATAGCTTTGAATGAGACCAAAGTAGAGGTTGCAGTCAGGCTTGAAGAGGTGGCCCTGAAAATGAATACCCTAGACGGGTTCGCAGGGCAGTGCCCCACTTGCTACCAGGTAGTAGACCCCGATCACGCTGCTGAGCTTAGAGAGGCTTTGGAAGAGAAAGAGCGGCTCCTCCAGATTAAGGTCCAGACTATAGAGGCCAGTACAGAGGCTACCAGAAAGCGCTGGGATATTGAGAAGGAAGAAACCTTGGCCCTTCTGGATCCTCAAGCCGCAGCAGATAAGGACGCAGAGAAGGCCGCAGCTGCCATAGCGCTGGGCAAGGCTAATGACGCCGTTACTAATGTTGGCCATTTTGATGATCGTATTGCTGAGATGTCCAACCGCAAGATAGAGCTGGAAGCGGATGTCAATCCTTACCTAAGTTTAATGGAGTCCGAGGAAGTGAACCTTATCAATAAGCAACAGGATTGTGATAAGCTTGTAACGCTAATAGAGGAACTTCGTAAAAAGTCGGAAATACTCAGCTTTTGGGTGGACAGCTTCTCCCCACAGGGGATTCGCAGTTTCATGCTGGAGCATGTTACGCCTCTTCTCAACCAGTTCGCCAAGAAGTACGCCGACCTAATCACTTCGGGGGAGATGGAAATCACCTTCCATACCAAGGACACTCTCAAGAGTGGCAAGAGTAAGGAAAGGTTTAACATACAGGTTTCCCAGAAGCACGGCGGGGGTTCCTACGCCAGCAACTCATCTGGTGAGAGAGCCAGAGCCAACCTAATCATAGCCTTGGCCTTGGGGGAGCTTGCTGCCCTGAGAGCAGACAAGCAGATCCCGTTCAGATTCCTAGACGAACCTTTCGAGTCCATTGATGAGGCCGGAACAGAGTCTATCGTAACCCTTCTGAATCAGCAGAAGGAACAATACAACAGTGTGTATGTGATTACGCACCAAGATCATTTCAAACAGCTCTTCCCTAACAAGAAGACAATAGTGAAAAAGGGCGGGTTTAGCTCGCTTGAGGAGGACTAATGGCCCAAGCAGTAGTAAGAGACACGACCCAGGAGTTTGTTGTATCAGGTGGAGAAATCCAAGCTACCCTCCAAAAGAGAGCAGCACAGCACTCTGGCGAGGTCAATAAATGTTTAGATAAGGTATCTTCCCTATTGAAGGGAAAAGGCAGCGATTATGATAGCCTAGCCACAGCAGCCACAGGAGCTATGCTGGCTTTGGCACAGGGAAAGCACCTAAACTCTGACTCACTAGAGATTAAGGCCCAACTAGACCGGGCTGCCTACTTGACAGACGAGAGATTAGACCTATTGTGTATTGGAAGGAATCTGAACGATCAGACCTTCTACAAAGTCACATTGGATGAGGCCAAGAGATACGGCCTAGTCTAGGAGCCAACGATGTCGTATAATCCTATTTTGGATGTGATGCGGAGGAAACAAGAACTCATGGAAGAAGAAGAAAAGAATAAGAAACCGGATAGAGTCGTTTCAAAGCGTTCAGTCGCTCTTGTTATCACCAGAGAGCCTGGAGATACACCAGACGACTACTTCCTAGACCTACAGGTTATTTCTCCCGAGGAGGACCATGAAGATGGGTATCTTGTGAGCATAGCTAACCTTGCTGCCAACTTGTTGGAGCAGGCAATGTACGGAGAAGAAGAGGAAGAGGATGAGTTTGAATTCGATCCAGAGTTTCTTGGTTCGATTGACCTCGGAGAAGATTGATGCGTATCGTAGGTATTACAGGTCAGGCTGGGTCTGGAAAAGATGAGGTAGCTGGAAGGCTGGTGCAGAAGCATGACTTCAAGCAGCTTTCCCTCGCTGACCCTCTTAAGCGTTTTGGTCTCAATGTGTTCGGGTTTGACGTTATCCAGCTATGGGGACCTTCCTCAGCTAGAAACACGTTTGACCCAGGATTCAATGAGTGCGCCATTCGTTCAAGCCAAGTAGCCTTCGAGCCTGGCTGTAGTATCTCTAAAGTTCGCAAGCACTGCGATCCCGGTTGGGGAGATGCAGCTATGCGCCTAGCAGACTACGCCGAGGAGTGGTTGTTCGACCTTATACCAGAAGATGTTGAGGCACGACAAGAAGCAGAACGTATGCTCTACTTCTGGTTTGCTTCCCTTGGGCACCACTATGCCCAGCTTAGCCCTCGCATCATGCTCCAGAGTTTGGGAACAGAGTTTGGCAGGCAGGTGGTAGGCGACCATGTTTGGATTGACAACCTAGTTAGCACAGCAGAAGACGTGCTGGCCGGGTGTAGCTACGAGCGTGAGATAGGGATTACGGGAGAGCATCAGCCGCCACCGAGTGGGGTTGCTGTCTCGGATGTCAGGTTCAACAACGAACTAGTTCGCATCAAAGATGTGGGTGGTAAGATTGTAAGAGTTACTAGAGAGTCGGCCGACAAGAAGTCTAAGAAGTTGGGCATCGTTGGCCATGCTTCCGAAGCTGAACAGGCTGCCTTCACCACCGATATGTTTGATGCTGTACTAGCAAATGAGGGCACCTTGTCTGCTTTGTACTCATCTGTGGATGTGGTGGCCGCTGCCTTTAAGAGGGCCAAATGAAAAGTAAGATTAACCAAGTGTTCTATGCTGCACTAACAGCTAGAGTTGTCAGCCTGGCTTGTTTGGGCATGTTCTGGTACGCTTTGGAAGGCGACCTTACTGATAGAGTCGCTCTCATGTCGCTGGGGCTGTCCTTTACTGCATGGTTGATTGGTTCGTTCTTTATAGGGGTTTATAAGGACGGGATAACCCGTATGACCCTTGCCGTTCTTGCCGCCGATTCTGATGAGCAAGAAGAAGCTATGGCCGCGTTAGATGATGATGATGATGACGAGTACCCTCGTCACCCAATGTTCGATGAATAATAGGAGTTATTGATGTCAGAAGAAGAGAACAACACAGAAGCTGTTGCAGAGACCGAACCCACCGCTGAGCAGATGGAGGCGGCACAGAGAATGTACCTCTCCGAGATCATGCAGCAGTTGTCAGAGTCCGAAAGATTCCAACGTTTCTTTCAGATTAACTACGATGTGACTACGTTCTTTGATAAGGAGAAGCAGACCTTTGATATTCGCCTTATCGAACTACCGCCACAGCTTGCTGCTCAGAGGCTCAAGGACCTAGCAGCTTCGCACGCAGAGGAGCACCTTCCTAAGGTCCAGACTGCCTCTATGGCAGACATTGCTGCCCTTAATGATGCTCAGAAGCGCAACCCTGAGCTTGGTGGGGATAAATGACCCCGGAGGAGTTTGCACAGAAGGCTGAATGGGAGGGATGGTACTACGTACTGACAGAGATCAGTCCTTTCCAACTAGAAGATGCTGCCCTGGCAGAGGCCCTTCAAGACGTTCAAGAAGCGTTCAAGATACTTGTAGAAGCCACACCAGAGGTAGAAGTAACTTTTGCAACAGAGGATGATGAACTAGATTTCGGATGAAACGGGCTAGCGACATTAAAGCGGGGCAAACCTACGGGGCTTGGTTGGTTGTTAAGAAGAGTGGGCGCAAGTACTTTTGTATTTGTACCTCCTGTAACGAAACCACGAAGTACATTCCTGCATACAATCTAACTTCTGGTAGAAGTAGAATGTGCAAGGGATGCTCAACCAGGGTCAAGAGGGAAACCCACGGAATGTCAAAGACAGGTGAGTACAACACCTGGGTTCACTTGAATCAGAGATGCCACAACCCTAAGAACAAAGACTATGCCAAGTATGGGGGCAGAGGGATTACCGTCTTTCCCCTTTGGAGAACCAGCTTCGAGTCCTTCTATATGATGGTCGGACCTAGACCAGAACCAGATTCCACTATTGAGAGAATAGACTATAACAAGGGCTATGTCCCAGGAAACGTCAAGTGGGCCTCCCGACAGGAGCAGGTCCTCAACAAAAGTGATAACGTCGTCCTAGAGATTGACGGAGTATCCAAGACCGTATCGCAGTGGGCTGAAGAGAGCCCTGTGAGCGGCTTCACTATTTACAAACGAATCAAGAGAGGATGGCTAGAAACTCATGGCCCTCATGCAACCGTATTCAGACCCTCTAAACGTGCCGCCCCAACAGATGTGGCCACCGAAGGCGACGACAGTGCCTAGACCAATTATAAGCCGCCCAGAAGCTGTAGTATGCTACGAGTGTGGTAACTTCTTTACTCCCACCGGGCTGAATATGCACCGTGGTAGCGAGAAGTGTCGTCTTGCTAAGGAAGCTAAGCCCCTAAGGGAGGCTACGCTAAAAGAGCAGGCCCGTATGCAGGCCAAAGGCAAGGCTTCTATCGTCAAGAATGTTGCTTCCGCCCTGTACCGCAGGAATCTGGAGGACATGTGTGGGCTGGAGTCAGCACCAACCAAGCTTATTCACACAGACATAGACTGTACTGTATTGACTGAGTACTGGGTCCATGAGTGGGTCTATCGTATTTGGAAAGAACAGAACGACAGCGGCTATACCAGAAACGCCTACAGCCTCCTGGAGAAACTCAACGACCTTCCGAAAGACCAGCGAGAGAGCGAGATAGGCTTAATCATGTTAGGAATGTACGGCTAATGGCAACCGCACCAAGACCTAAAAAGGCAGGAATCAACTCCCGAGACAAGGGAGCACGAGGTGAACAGCAGGTCTGCAAGCTCCTAAAGGAGTGGTGGGGCTCTGACTTCGCAAGAACGCCCAGCTCGGGTGGTTTCAAAACTAAGAAGTTCAGAGAAGACTGGAATGCTGAGGGCGACATTGTTACGCCTGACGACACGTTCGCCTTCTCTGTAGAGGTGAAGTGGCAAGAGGACTGGTCGTTGGACCAGGTTCTTACTGCTCCTAAGACAAAGCTTTGGGAGTGGTGGGAGCAGGCCAAGCGCGAGACTTCGGAGGACAAGTGTACCCTGCTGGTGTTCAAGAAGAACCGCCAGCCTTACTTCGTTATGTTGCGGGAAACTCACCTCAACGACAAGTATCAGATTGACTTCATCAAAAGCTCACCCATAAGAGTTACAGATAGGCAAGGCGAGTCGGCCTATATCAGGTTGTTCGAAGACCTACTGAAGGAACCAAAGAAGCTATGGCTAAAAAGACTAAAAAGCAAATAGAAGACGAACTTCCCAGGTGCCCTACGTGCAAGAAGATCTTTCTAATCTGCAAGTGTGAAGACAATAAGCTAGACAAATGAGCCTGAAGGGGAGAACAAAGTTTACTGTGGCAGGGGTGCATCCTCTGTTGAGCCTGGTGAGGGACTACTTCATCAAGAGAGGGCTGGCGCTCGTCCCCTGGGAAGAGGAGCCTGACTTCTGTCTTATTGGGGCCGAGTTAGAGGGAGAGACTCACCCACCTTTAGCGCAGTTAGAGCTGCAGAAGATGCAGGTGCGTAACACTCCTGTCTTGCTTTTGTCTACTAACAAGTTCTACTTAGATGAGAGAGACTCGGCTCGTGAGAGCAGCAGCATAGGATACTCTCCTGTGTATGATGATGCGGAGCATAGAGCTACTTGTTTGTACGCTATGGCAGCTGAGCATATGTTTATGGAGCGAGAGGGCAGAACTGCTGTAGTTCGTCCGTTCAAGGTGTACGGCCCTGATATTACCTGGGGACTGATTCACGACACGATAAATGCCTCCAGGAGGAAAGAGACCCTCCAGAACCCACACAATGATTGGGCCTCTACTTCTTTCGTACACCAGGATGATTTCCTACGCGCCGTAGATATGTTGATGAACAAGAAGGCGAACGGAATCTTCAATGTCGGGTCGGAAGAAGATACGACATACGTGAACGCCCTGAGGAACATTTGGAAGTTCGTTAATGGAGCAGACACAGAGCCTGAGATCAATCATACAAGTTGTCCTTTCGAGTACGACCTTCCTCGTACCCGAGAGATTAGAGAAGCTACAGGGTGGAAGCCTAGGATCTCCCTGAGGTCTGGGCTCTTCAAAATGGTGCAAGAATGACAGGTTTAGTAGACAGATTTTGTTGGTGGCTGGTTAGGACCTTCCCTGACCGGCACAGGGTTGTCATAACGGATGGGGAAGAGTACCTCCTTAGGTTCTACATCAAGCACAATGGCATCCTGCCAGGGCTATACCTTCACAAGTTCTTCCGAGGGGACATGGATCGTAACCTCCACAACCACCCCTGGTGTTGGTCCTTCAGCTTGATCCTCACGGGTGGCTACGATGAGGAGCGCCTCAAGGGTAATACTGTTGTCACCCGCCGAATGAATCCAGGTAGGTTCAACCTCCTGACTGGGAAGACCTTTCATAGGATCAGCCTAGTGGACGAGGGCTACGGAGCCTGGACCCTCTTCTGCTCTGGGAACAAAGTCAAGGGTTGGGGCTTTCTGGTCGAAGAGACCGGAGAGGTCATCCCACAGGAAGAATACCTGGCAAATAGATAACGTATTACTTGTCTTTTAACCTCTTCCGTGGTAAACTAAAGGAGGTTCTATAGCATGGAATACTTCGTCAGGGATTTTCGTAGTGAGACACTAGAGGGTCCTTTCCCGTTTGTTCATGCTGATAGATACGCACGAGACTTCAGTTCTGAGAACGATTCTGGCCTCGCAGAGTTAATGGTCCTGGATAATGGCACTATGAAGATAGTGGCTACGTATCTTAGGGGCACTAAAAGGTACCAGGGACTAAGATCGCGTCAGGCGGCGTTATATAACTTGCCTCCGACCGTTTGACCCACTATAATTACAACAACAGCAATGCCCAACGTATAAGAGGCTGCTGTTGTGTTTAGCTTTACGCAAAGATAAGGACATTTTACTATGGCAATGGTAGACGCAGACTGGAGCATTGACCGTGCGACAGGCAATATTAGGTACATCGGAGATGACCACACCCTTTCCGGTGGCTCCCCCTCTTACGCTACAGTAATTCAGTTTCACCGTTGGGTCCAGGACTTCGCGGATAACGAGGCTTACGACTCTGGCGGAGCTGATACAGATAACATCGAAGTCGATATCATCGACAAGAACCCATCTAACAGATCTACGGATAACATTATCACGTTGGTCAATGGGTTCAATGTGGATGCAACAGCTATTGAGCACCTTTATGATGGAACGATCATTCAGGGCTCTGGTCCAACCGAGGAACGCTGGGACGGTATTGTTAACTTCGGTCAGCCTAGCGCGCACATTCAACTTCTTAAGGACGGCTCTGTCGTTGCTGATGACTACTGGAACTACGGAAACGAAGCTGGCACGCACACCCCTGCTGGTGGCTCCGCAACCGTTCTCACAGACACCACGCTTGGTGCAACTGTTGATGAGTTCATTGGTTACACCATCCTGAATATCACTGATGGCTCACGCGGAATCATCACCGAGAACACGGCAACGACCGTTACTGTCTCTGAGCTTTACGGCGGAACCGCTGACGCATGGGCGCAGAATGACGTTCATCACATCGCTGTCCCTCTAAATGGCGACCCCGGTGCTGGTATTTCTCACCGCTTCATGGTTAAGACTCGTGAGTTCGGTGTAGACATTGACCGTAGACGATTGGTCGGTACGACTCGTCGTTACGGCAACACTTACGGTGAGTTCAAGATCAACGGTACATCGCAGGGCAACAACGTCCTGGCTTTGTCCGACTCTGGCGACTTGAATAACACCACCTCCTGGGCAACCATTGACGCCCTTGTTGATATCACTAATACAGAAGGCTTGCGCCTGATTGATATTTCCGGTGATGGTACGGACGAGGAATACTATTCTGAGTGGGACCGTGGTGGTAACTCCATTAACATATTCTACGAGTACCTGAAGATGATGTCGGCTGATGCAACAGCTGAGACTCTAC